AGAGGATATGTTTGGGAGAAAGCATACGAAGCACGATGTAATAGTTGTGGTAAAGAACACAAAAGACCTGTTCAAGAATGTTCTCGTTGTAAAAGCCCAGACCTTAAAATTCCCGATGTTAAGCAACTAGAATATGCAGAAAAATTTATTGAAGGATATGTCAATAAGTCTGAGCAGTTATTTATTGATGTCTTACAAGAACTTGAAGATGATTTAAACATTATGGACGATGCTTACATTGTTCTTGTCAAAGAATATTTTATTGACGGTAATGGTAAAATTAGAATGCATCGTATTAAAGAAGTTTATCGTGGCGACCCTGTGACAATGTTTATTTATTCAGATGAAAATGGACAAAGAGGAACAAAGGGTTTTACCTGTGTAAATCATCGCCGTGTTATTCATCAAGACCCGCATGAAAAATGTGAAATCTGTAATGGTAATCTATTTCCCATTCATTATGTTAATAGAGTAAATGGAGAAGACCAGCATTTCTTAAAGGGTGAAGTGTTGCACTTCAGTAAATACAGCCCTTCTCGTCTTTATGGTATGTCTCCTGTTATTACGCTATTTAACAATATTATGACTCTTATTGCTATGGAAAATTATGTCAATCAGTCTTACACAAAGAGCCGAATGCCAAGGGGCTTACTTGCAGTTCAAACAAGAAACATGGACTCTATGCGGTCATTTTGGAGGTCGGTTAAAGAAAAGATGGAAGCCGACCCGCACTTCATTCCAGTCATGGGTATTGAAGCAGAAGGCGGAAAAGGGGCAGTTGAGTGGATTAAGTTCATGGATAGTCTTAAGGAAATGGATTATGTTTCAGTTAAGGATGATTTAAGAGATAGGATTTCTGCTTTTTATGGCGTGAGTAAAGTATTCATGGCTGATAATACTACTAGTGGTGGATTAAACAATGAAGGCATGCAAATCCTCGTAACAAATAGAGCCGTTCAAAAAGCACAAACTGTTTATAATAACTATGTTTTCCCATTCCTTGTGAAGCAATTTGGTATTACAGATTGGGATTTAAAACTACCACCGAGCGAAGAAGAGGATGAAATTGCTGTTCTTCGTAAGCGTGAAATTGAAGTCAATATTGCTGCATCAACTAAGAACTTAGGATTTGAAGTTGATATGGATGAAGAAGGACAATTTACTTTCAAGAAACCTGAACCCGAACAAAAACCACCAGCAGAAGGTGAAGGGGAACAGGCTCAACCTAACCCCTATGCAGGAACAAACCTAGATGCTTCACAGATGGGACAGATGCAAGAACAGGCTATGCAGGGTGGAGGGAAGCCTCAAGAGAACCCACCAGCCACAAGGAATAAAAGCAGAATGAGCGTAGGCCCAGATAAGAGAATGGCGGGTCTGCCCTTAGAGGCCGGAAATCAGAATACTGATACAAGGACTGAGAGAAGAGTTGGTTAAGATGGATAACTGGGAAATGATATTAAAAGCGGCTAGAGATAGAAAAGGCAAACTTGGCGGGGGTAAAGAAATCCCTGAAAAGGTCTTGAGTAATAGGGTAAAAAGACCTACTCAAACGAGAATGAAGGGAGGAAATCCTATGGATGACATAAATCCAAAAGGAAGAACCGATAGTTTAGATTTAGTTTTTGAAGAGGATATGTCTAATTTAGCAGAAATGACAAGAGGTGATTTAATTGATAGAGCAGTTGATTATATCAAGAGTCTTTCTAAAGAACAAATTATTAGTATCTTAGAAAGAACACAAGGAACTTTGGAGGAAAAAATATGAGCGAAGATTTACACCAAAAGCAAAGAAGATTGACTAAGGAGTTAGCCAAAGTAAAGGCTCTAACTTCTCAAGAAAATAATAAAAAACAAAAGAATAGAGATATGTCTATTGGTTTGCCTCCCGATACTACTCATAAAGCACGACCTTCTTCTTCTGATAATCCTGATGTTATTCTTTTACCATCAAAGAAAAGAGGAAAGAAAGAAAACATTCCTTTTTGAGGTTTTTAAATGTTTATTGAATTAGCCAAAGATAAATCTTTGCTTAATGTTTTAAGCAAAGCAGAATTAGATGATAATACATCTGTTTTGGTTAAGGAACGGGCTAGTCCATCTTTGATTGAAGCCTCTTTAATTGAAAATATGAATGCTCAAAATATGGTAGCCTACCGTAAATATATTGCTATTGCTAAACAGGAAGGGGATGAATCGGGTTCTGCAAGAGCAAGTGAAGAAGAAGATTATTCTGCTCCTGTTGATAGTGCTGATGAACAAGCACTAATAGATGCTAAAATCGCAGAAAACAAATATGGTCAAGACTTTAAAAGGTCTGTTGAAGAATCTGATGCTTATAAAGTTTTATCAACATTAAAATTTCAAGCAGATATTTTGAGGGAGATTGCTTCCGATGCGAGAGTATCAAGAAAAGATGGAAAACTTTCTGTAAGAGGAGTTATGCAAAATTATTCAAGGTTAGGTGCTACTTCTACCAAGTCTAGTTCTTTACTAGCATTTTTGACGCAACTAAAACAAAACAATAACCTCTTAGAAGATAAATATGGAGAACTTTTAGTTGATGGAGTTCTTTCAGGCAAAATGTATAAATATACAAAACGAAGCCGAGACGAAGTTAATAAAGGCCCTGATATTAATGTAGGTGATTTACAGGGAACACTTAACGATGTATTAGATACTGAATTTGATGTTGATGGAGAAGCAGTTGGTTTCTTGGAGGTGTTTAGAACCATCCATAAACAAAGATGGAAGAGAGAACCAAGGACTCTAGTTCCTAGAAAGAAAGTAAAAGGTGAGAGACTTCGTATGCTTCAACGAGCAAAAAAGAGAACGGCTGATGTTGGAGTAAATAGAGAATACGAAAGAGCATTACGAAGAATTAATGCCACTAATAAATACTCTTCTGGAATTACGAACAGTAAGGTATTCATTGAAGAGAAAATAGAAATGATTCAAGAAACTATTAAAAATCCAGATGATTTAGTTGCTAGACAAGTTAAAAAACTAAATGCTGCCTTACGAAGAATTATGTCTTCGGGAACTAAAGGGAACCGTGATAAAAAAATAAGTTCAATTAAAGAAATTAGTTCTATGATTAGAGATATGGATGCTAATAGAGACGAACATATCAAAGAGGCTAAGGAAGAACTGCAAAAAGAACTCAAGGCTGAGGAAAGGAAATTAGAAAGACTTCAAGTTGATTTAGATGCTTTTGCTAGATTAAAACCTACCTTAAAACAGTTTAGTACTATTTTAAATATATTTAAACAAACCGACCCCTTGCCTGAAATCAAGGAGCAATTAACTAAGGGAGCAAATATTACTTTTGATTTAAGTAGATATGCTAAACAAATGGAAAGACTTAGTTCTAAAGCCGAGGCCGATATTGAAGAAGGGCTGACGGGGTATTTGATGAGTAATCCTGATGCTAAGTTAGTTCTTGAAGCAGATGGAGGATTCTTTGAAGGCGCACCAACAGTTGATGTAGATGCCGCAAAAGAGATTGACACCTTAGCCAAGAAGTATGAAGAAAAGGCAGAAGAACTGCAAGAAGTTGTTAATTTCATTGAGAGTAAAATTAAGGATAAAATGCCTGAGGAACTACCAACAAAGGAATCTAAGAAGATTTTCCAAGAACCGCCAAAGGAGGAAGAATGATGACTTGGGACTATTACGGTGAAGGCGATGACTTTATTCTAAAGGAGAAGAAACAAGAGCCTAAAAAACTTCTTGATTCTTTAGATGCTAAAGGAAGAAAAAGATTAAAGAAAACTCTTCAAGCCGCAGAACCAACAGAATTTTTTGGTCAAGACTTTACTAAATTAGGCGAACTTATTCAGACTCTTAGGGAATTAGAGTTGATTAAATCAGATAAGAAATTAAACAAGAAAATGAAATCAATGGATGAGCGCAACATTGATATTGTAGCCACCGCTACGAAACTTCGTAAGGAGTATGAGTTGCTCTATCGTCAATTAAGAGATTTAGTTCATCCAAGAGGAAAAGGAGAGGAAAAAAATGAGTGAAGAAAGTATTAACAAAGATATGTTAGCAATTATTAAGGCTTTAACTGCAAAGGTTGAAGCATTGGAAAGAACAATCTATTCAAAGGACAGTCTTTTGATGAAGGCAGGTTTAGTTGTTTCGCAAAGCCCAACCCCTACTATGGATAATGTTGTTGGTGGTTTTGATTCATTACCTACTACTGATGTTTCTAGCATGGATTGGTCGGATATTCATAAAATGGTTTCAAAGATGGAGTGATGTAAATGCCTGAAAGAGTGACAAAAGAAGAAAGACAAATTAGCATTATGATTCAAAAAGCAAGAAAAGCCAAGGAGGTTCTTTATCAATCTTTAATGGATAACAATAGAAACCCTATGGATGATGACTCCGAAGCAGTTAAATTGAAGCGACCAAAGGCTGAAAATTATACTTACAAAGGAAAATCAAATGATGGGCCAACTACTCTTCATGCTTATGCTGGAGAAATCACTAAAATGGTTAGTATTTTAAAGAACATTCTTCCTGAAGATTATGAAACTAACCCTATGTTAGACCATGAACAAAGAATGAAACTAATTAGACAAATAGACGGTCTAGCCGCTATGCTTACTGGTTTATCTAAACAAATTAAAGAGGCTAAGCCCGAAGATAAAGAAAAAATGATGAAGATAATCGTTAGGGTAAACAAGGAATTAATGGAACTTGAAGATGAATTACACGGTATTCCTGAACAAACAAAGTTTTATGATTCTGATTTTTCTGATGAAACTTTAGACCCCGAATACGAAAGAAATAGATGATTCGTATGAAATTGGCTTCTATTGAGAAGGATAAACAACCTTCCCAAGAAATTCTTCGTCTTTTTGAAAAGACACGGGTAGCCTATTTGTCTGCAAGACATGACCCTAATGAATATTCGGGTCGCTGGCGTAAAGCAGTTGATACTATTATTGATTCATATAATGAAACTGATACTGCTGGTAAAGAAATGAGAAACTTCATTGATGAAAAAGATTTAGATGATAATGATGTAAAAGACCCTTCTTCACGCCAAGCCAAAGAACTTTATGAGAATATTAAACTTTTAAGATATTCTTCATCTATCGTGGCCGACCCCTTCGCCGCCATGTTCAAGGATAATGTTCTTGAGGAATTACTAGATAATCCCGAAAGCATGGTTAAATTTGTGCATTATGCTATAAGGGACGACAATAAAGCACTATCTGATGACATTTACAGGGTTAAAGACATGACTCCCGACACAATTACGGAGGGTCTTATGGGGCTTGACCTAGAAGTGGACGACATAGCCCTGTATATTATTGAGCATTACGGGGATGGAAAAGACTCAAAGAAAGTTGAATCTAAAGTAAAGGCTGCTATGGATACTTTAGAGTTAATCTTCTTATCCAAGAATAGCAAAGAAGAATGGAAAGAGACTACCGATATTGAAGGACTACAAAAATCTATTCCCGAAGAGGAGAAAAAATCTGTTTCTCAGTTTATTGTTCCTAACAAACCCATGTATAGAATTTTTGAAGTAGATGATATTAATGAGTTAAGGGGATTTAGTGGTAATTGGTATGTGCAAGAAAAATTTGACGGCATGAGAGTCCAGTTGCATAAAATTGATGATAAAGTAAAAATTTACTCCTATAATGAAAAAGACATTACTGATAAGTGTAAGGCACAGGTTGATGAATTAAAGAAGAAAGAATATGGAGACTGTATCTTTGATGCAGAATTAGTTCTTTTTGATAAAGATGAACCTCTTCATAGAGCAGATACAATCGCTCATGTGTTTAAGGGCAAATATAAAGATGCTACATTAAGGTGTCATGTTTTTGATATTATTCGTCATGAGTCTCAAACTCTTGTAGATGAAGAATTAGAGAACAGAATGACAATTCTTTTCAATAATTACTCAGCAAAATCTAGTGAAGCAATAGCATATCCTTCAAAGAAAGATACTCGACAGGCAGATAACCTAAAGGACATACAAAAATACGCTGATGAAATTATGCAAAACCCTGCTTCGGAGGGAGTAGTTATTAAAGACTCTACTTCTACTTATTATATCGGAACAAAGAAAAATCCAAAGTGGATTAAATTAAAGAAGTTTGTTGACCTAGATGTTATTGTATTAGAAAAGAAAAAGACAAAAAGCAATTTATATTCTTATACTGTTGGTGTTGGGCCAATCACAGGTGAAATGGAAGGAACCGTTGAAATTGATAAGAAGCAATACTTGAATGTGGGTAAGGCTTTGAATACAAAAATGGCTGTTAATGTTGGAGAAATTATCCGAGTTAAGGTTGATGAAGTCAAAAAGAAAGGAGATGGGTTTAGTTTGTTTTCTGCTAAACCAATTGAAATTCCTGAAGTTGAATATCCTGATAAGTTAATCACTTTAGAATTACTTTCCCAAGACACTAAGAAATCCCTTAACTATAATGTTGAAGCATTTACTAAAGGAGTTAAACTTACAGACCACATTCACGGAGAAGCGAATGTTATCATTAAGTATGATTTAAACGGTTTTACTATTTATGGTTATGAGGAAGATAACCTAATGTCTAAGAACGCCACAATGGACTTAGATATGTGGAAACAACAAGCCATTGATATTATGAAGACTAAGCAAAGTGAATTGACTGTTGCTATCTTTCAATACCTAAAAATGAATGGAGAGAAAACCCCAAAACAACTTCATAATCATTTAAAAGAAAAACACAGCGATTTATATGAACAGGTTCTTGATTCCGATGAAAAGAAGTTGAAGAAATGGGCTATTCTTAGAGATGGTATTAGCGAAAAAGAAGATAAAATTTCTGCTGATGCGGATAAAATTATGCAGGAAGAAGAAATTAAAAAGAGTTTCACTAAAATGGCTGAATTAATAGGAATGAAAGAAATTGTTGAAGAAGCAGAAAAGGATGATGTAATTCAAATTGATGTTGATACGGATGAGGACTGTTGCACCAAACTTAAAGAGAATCTTTTTAATCAATATGAAAAACAGTTAAGACAAAGAGTTGATAAAATTGGTTGGGATAAGGTAAAACAAAAACTCCAAGTAGAAACAAATAGTATTGAGCAAGAACTAGAAGATTTTAGGAATGATGTTTTTTCAGTTAGTTGTGAATCATTATATGAGGAAGCATCAACAATTTCATCTGCAAAAGAGATAGCAGAAGAATACAAAAACTGTCTCTATGGAAGTGGTTTTAGTGATAAATATGCTATGCTAAAGGAAGATATTAAACTCGTTGAAGGTGAATACAAAACACCTAAAGAATTAAGAGAGGGCGAATTTAGGCTTTATGCTAGAGAAGATGATAATTTAACCCTTGCTATTAAACTAAAAGCAGAAAATATGTTTTGGACTATCAATATTGAAAACGAAAAAGAAATGTTTGATTTATTCGGTGCGGCTGGAAAATATCCAGCAGAAGTAGCAAAAACAGTTACTAGAGGTAAATTGGTGGATTCCGGTAAAATTCGTTTAGGTATTCAAAGGGACGGCTACCATGAATATTTCTTGGAAGGCAACAAATTTGAAACAAAAATGCATTATAGAGTATTAGATGTGGATGGAGAAAAAATGTGGCTTGCTTGGACGGGCTACAAACAAACACCTGCGGACAAGGAAGGGGATGATGGAAAGTGGAATATCTATGAAGATAGGTATAACAAATTGCCCCTTCCCACCGAAGAATAGGTGTTCTTTATATACTGGATAAGGTTTAGTAGGGATTGAGAAGAATGACTTCTACGGTGATGCGAAACAACACTTCGGATTTCAGGATTCTCAAAAGCCAAGACGATTTAATGATTGGAGGATATGCAAGCATTGAAATCGTTGATAAGCAAAATGATTTAATCACACTCAAAGCCCTTAAAGAAGCGGTAAACAAATACATGGAGAATCCAAAGTTTAGAAATGTAATGACTAATCATTCAAATGTTCAAGTCGGAGAAGTAGTTGAATCATACCGAGATAAATCAGGAAGAATATTCAAAACAGAAGTAGATGATGTAGGGTTCTTTGTTGTAATTAAATTAAGAGACGATATCGAAAAAGCCAAAGAAATTAACAGAGGCATTAGAAAAGGTTCATTAAGAAGTTTTAGTATTGGAGGACAGGCTTTAGAAAAAGTAAAGAAAACCAATAATGAATTTGGACAATACAACGAAATTTCAAAGTTAGAATTACATGAAGTCACAATCTGTGAAAAAGGAATAAATCCAGAAGCAAGATTTGATATTTTAAAACAAGAAAAAACAAAAAAGGTGAAAAATATGACCAAGATAGAAAAAGCATTAGCAGAACTTGACGCTCTTATGGAAGAAGTCAATATGCTAAGAAAGGAAGACGAAGAAAGCATGGACATGCCCAAAGAAGAAGAAAAGGGTATGCCTATGGAAGAAAACATGGACGAAGAAGAGAACATGGGCGAATACATGGATGAATCCAACAAAGCCTATGTTTCCACTCTCGACGGTGCAGGTGTTGAAATTGGCGAACCTGCTGATAGAATCGTCATTGACAACGGAAAACCAAGAGCATCGGATTTGCCCGTTGTTAAGGCATTTGGCAACGATGAACTAGAAACTCTTGACCTTTCGGTTGGAAACATTGAGAAGGCTTACGAAGCCTTCCGTCAAGAACAACTTGAGAAGTTGGCTTACGACAATCTCCAAAAGCAATTTGAACACCGATTCAAGGCTGAAACCTCTTCAAGAGAAAATGTTCTCGCTAAGGCTCAATATGATGCCCAAAGCGAAATTGCTTCTCTTAAGAATGAATTTGCTTCTCTCCGCAAGTCTTTGACTACTGAGAAGAATGAAATCATTAAGGCTCAAGAAGAAGCCGCAATCAAACTCCCCACAATGGATGAATTAGCCGAAATGGATTGGGCTGATATTCATAAAATGGTTGGAGGAAACCTTTGAGGTGATTTAACATGGTAGGATATATTAACACTATTGCAGATTTAGAAGCAGCAACATACGGAACGGGCGCAACTGGTCATATTAGCAACCAATTGCTCAAAGCGGCAGGAACCGTTAGCGGTATTCATGTCGCTCACGATGGCGCATTAAGCGACCCAACCGGTATTAACGCAAACCTTTACAACAAGATTTACGGCCAAAAAGTCTGGTCTATGCTAAACCGAGAATGCAACGCATTGTCTGTTATCGCAAAGCGACCATATTCTTCAAGTGGTTGGAGAATCCTCAAGAAGCGACCTGCTGGCGGTGCTGGTAATTTCCTTGATATTTCCGCCGCTTCCAATACGGCTCTTTCGGATGGTTTGTATGGTCTTGATGCCCTTCGTGCTGACCGTATCGGTGGTGTTCCCGAAAACGCCAGTCTTGATTCAAACACAGATGGTTTGATTTCAATTGCTCCTGAATATGATACTCTCTTTACCAGCCCAAAAATCATTGCTCATCAATTCGCTTTCAGCGAATTGGCTATGGAAATGGCTCAAATTGACGATGGTATCGGTGATATTCGTGCTCAATTGAGAGAGGATATGGGTAAGCATCACGCAGAAGTTCGGAATCAAATGCTTGTTATGCCTTTGGAGAACTATTCTCCAACTACGGCATATGCTACGCTAAACGCCATTGACCGGTCATACACTTCGCTTTACAAGATTGTGGCTAACTCGGCTGAAATTACTGAATTGGCTGACAATTCTGGAGGAAACCTTGTTGGTGGTGCTACTGACCAACAAATTGACACACTTTACGGAAAACTCCGAAGTGCTTCAGGCAACGAGTATTTGGACGCAGAAGTTTCTTTCGGTGATGGATATACTTCCGCAGAAGCACGACAATTGACGCTAACTGTTATCAATGATATGGTTCGCAGACTCCGTGTTGCTGGTGGTTCGCCAAAGGTTATCCTTACTGGATATGATACGCTTCAAACGCTTTCTGATTTGCTTCAGGCTCAAGAGCGTTTCATGGATAGAAAGGAAATCGTTCCAACTGTGAACGGTGTTCGTGGTGTTAAGGGTCAAGAAGTCGGATTCCGTGTTTCTACTTACTACGACATTCCTTTGATTCCTGTTGCGGCTATGCCTTCTACTGGAACCAATTCAAGCCTAATTAGCGATATGATGTTCCTTGATACTGACCATTTGTGGCTATCTGTGATGAAACCAACTCAATACTTTGAGGATGGTATCAGCAACGGAAACCCATTCGGTGTCGGTTCTCTTGGAAACAAGGCTCTTTACCGCACAATGGCTGAAACTGGTTGTTCTTACTTCAAGGGTCAAGGAAAGATTACCAACCTTCTTTGAGGTGCTTTAGATGACACATACAGTATCATTATTAGCAGACCATAAAGGTTTTACTAAGCCTAGAGTAAATGGCGATGAATATATGGTTGATGCAATCATTAACATCGCTAATTATGTTCAGGGCGGTATTACCTTAACGGCAACAGAAGTGGGATTAAGCCAAATCACTCAACTTATGATTACTGGCGTTGAGGAAATCGGTCATTCAGCAAGAGCAGTTGTTTCAACAACTGGTGCTTATGAATCTGTTTCTAGCGTCAAAATCATTCTATCAACTGGTTCTGCTCAACAAAGCGGAACAGGCGATGAAGGAATTGTTAGGGTTAGAGTCTTTGGTTTGCTTTGAGGTGAGTTAATTGGCAACAATTAAACTGGCTTGGGGTTCTAGGTCAAAAACCTTATTGGTTAATGGCGAAGTCTTGAGTAGGGATATTACATTAGATGTTCCTGCTCAAGACGCTTTGCGGTATTTAGGTGATTTATGCCTTGATATTTCCTTTGCTGAAAGCGATAGGAAAGAATTGAAGCAATTAGAATCTGCTCGTCTAACTCGGTTGAGTAGGGCTTTGGGTAAGGATTTTGACACACATGACAAACTGTGTGCATATCTTCTCCCCGCTAAAGCAAAGGCGAAGAAAACTCCCTCTAAGAGCAAAAAATCTGCTTTAAAGTGATAATCCTAGCGATAGGGTTAAGAGGGTGATGCCTCATAGACAGGTTGAACGGAAGTGATGAATGATGCCAAGTTGCAGAAGTAGTGGTCTTTTAACAGCGAATACTCTAGTATTTAGAGGTAAGTGTAAGTTAATTTCTATTCATGTTAATAATGATAGTGGCGCACCATGTCAAGTTAAGATATTTGACGGAACAGATAACACAGGTAAAGAATTAGCCCGTTTAAATCTGGATGGTGCGGCTATTCCACAAGTTGAATTTGACATGCATGGTGTTATTTGTTCTGTTGGACTATTTTATGAAGAAACATCAGGCAACGCAAACGCTTACCTTCATTTTGCTTGAGGTGATAATATGGCGGCATTAAGTCAAGATACTCGTCTAATTATGACAATTCTATTTGTTGGTGCTTTAAGCGGAACAAATGTTTGGGCATATGCGGCATTCGGAATGAACTTTCCTTATGGCCCATTGGCTCATTCTGTTCTATTTGGCTTAGGAACGATTGGTGCAATCATGGTGATGAAGGCTGTCTTTGATTTATCTCTAAACGACAGAATAGAACTTTGGCTCTTAGACCGTAAAATCGCGGCATACTGGGAAAGAAAGGCTAGGGATGAACAACAACGACTAAAGATGCGTGAAAGCGCAAAGCAATATAATACCACCTTTTATCAACCTGTTCAACAGGAAGAAGATAATAGCGTTGGAAATGAGTTCCTAGCCGCACTACAATAGGCGGTGAAAGAATGGTCTTTGGCGACATAATGGGCTTTTCCGATTCGGATTATGCTTATAATACACAAAGAGCGCATTCTGCCGATGTGTTTTTTATTAAGATGAAAGCATGGTTTTGGGGCTTATGCTCTACTTTGTTTTTTTTCTTAGTTGGGAATATTATCGGAGCAGTTTTTGGTTTTAGCATCATGGGTTTCCTATTTGATGTTTTTCTTGGGGGATGGGGTCATTAAATGTCGTTAATGACGGGCTTTGCTATTCTAGTGGGCGAAGCAGTTATAGGATTCTATAAAAAAATTCACGCTATTAATTTTGGAGTCTATGGAGCAACAATGGTTGGGAAAACAACACTTAGTCATCAATTAAGAACAAGAGGGGAAGTTCCGCAAATACAACATAGAACAGTTGGAAGAAATAGAGCATCAAGAAAAAATGTTAAAATTGATGGTAATTCACATACTATAAGAAGCGCAGACATTGGTGGAGAAGCAATTTATTGGAAAGAATGGGAAAAGGACATGAAAGATAGAAGAGTCAAATATGTTATTTTTATGATTGACCACCGACATTTAGATAATGAAATTAATTTAGACCACCAATTAGCATGGAAATTTTTAGTTGATGCAGTAATTTCAAATACATGGTCAAACGGTAAAAAGAAAAGAGACTCTGATTTTCCTATGGCAGTTGGTATTTGGGCAAATAAATATGATATTTGGGGGAAAAAATATCCACTAGCAGAAAATCAGGAAATAGATAAACATGAAATTTTTGAACCCTTTAAATACGGCATGAGAAAATTAAACGATAAAGGAATACCCTGCTTCAAATATATTGTATCTGCAAAATCTGACCCCGAAATGGTTTATAGAGGAATCACCACAATGATAAAGGACTACTGATTATTATGTATCAACAACAAATTATAGGACAAAATGCACCACCTCAGTTTAACCCCTCGCTCTCACCACTTCAACAGGCGAGAGCAAGTGGTGTTGTGCAGGAATACAAGTTTATTTCATATAAACCCAAGTCTCAATTAAAAGAACTTAAATTGGTTTTAAAGGCAGAACCAAAGAAGTTTTTAGGTATTAAGTATGGAAGGAAATTTAATCTCAAAGACAGATGTGTTGTCTGTGGTTTCCATCATATTTGGGAACAGGGGGATTATATGCGTCCACCTATGCCTTTAGATGGTGTAGTAAAAGGAAGGCCATTAATGGGAACTTATTGCCCTAAACATGCTTCTACATATATGCAATTAGAAATGCTACAACAACAAATTCTTGCAGATAAACATGGACTTGAATTTAGTGCATTTAAGCCCAGAATGCCTAAAATGCTTAAAGGTGGCCCAATTAAAACATTAACAAAGGAAGATGTTATGTCCCTTACGGCGGCAGGTTGGTTTATAACCCCACCCGCCTTAGCAGACACAAAGACGGCCACCGATGAAGTCATTCGTTTAATTGCAGAAATGAACATTATGACAGAAAGACTAAACCATTTAATGTTAAAGAACGGTGTCCAAGCACAAAACGAATTACTTGAAGAAGAGCAAATTAAGGAGGAATAGAAGTGGGAGTATTAGGAACAAGGAATAGCACCGTCTTAGGTGCGGTTCAGGCACAAAGCGATACGCAGTTTAAAACGGTGAATAATTTACTTTCATTACAGGAAAACCATGTTGAAGAGTTCTTTCAATATCATGGGGAACATTTCTTAGTTGCCCTTGAAAAGTTGATGGAAGATGTTGTTGAAAGAGTAGTTTCTCAAATGTTGGCTAAGTTAAGTTTTGACACTAATGGAAGTAGCCTTACTATAAATAGAGATGCTCTTCGTGAATATGAAAGAATTACTCAAGAAAATATTGATTTAGATATTCAAAAGTTATTGCAATCAGCAATCAATACAGAAGTCGTTATGCAAAGAAAAATGGCTAAACAACAATATCTTGAATCACAGGGCTTTGGTGGTGGAGGTATGCAACAACCAACAGCAGGGATGGCTTTAGCCAATGCTACTGGAAATACTCAACAATACAACCAAATGCAAGGAGCCATGAATAATGGAACAGGCTACCCTATTCCTCCAACGGGAACAGATGGCTATGGACGGCCTTATTGGATTGATGCTCAAGGACAAATGAGTTATGAGCCACCTTCAAGTGGTCTTCATTTAGGGTCTGCTATCCAAAAGGGTGCGGCTTGGGCCAAATGGTTAATGTGAGGTGAAATGAATGTCTGTTAGTTTTAGATGGGGTAATCAAACTCTTTCTCTGCCCAAATCTAAAGATTATATTCAAACTCAAATGAGAGATTATATTACAGAAGGACGAAAAGCCTTTCGTAATAAACTAAGAATTGCTAGAGAAAGTGTAGAAGAAAGCGAAGTCAATGCGAAAAAATTAGATGAAGAACTAAAGGCTGTATTAGAAACAGTTTTAGATGATTCTTTAGAAGAAGAATTGAAGAAAGATTCGGATGCTTGGAACCGCTTTTCTCAATTGAGAAGAAGGCAAGGACAAGAACCTAAACCAAATGCTGCAAATGTGGAGTTTATTAAAAATAAAAAATTAAAAGACTTATCTAACAATAGGGTTTTAGGTAGGCTTAGAGGAACAGACGTTTCTTTTATTCAAGGTGGAATTACTAAATTGCCAGATTTTGACTTTGAATCTTGGTATGCTAAAAATAAACTAAAGAAAATAGAACAAACAGAAGAAGGTAAGAAACTAGAAGTAGATGACTTTGATGTTTCTTATGATATTACTATTCGGCAACATAAAGGAGTAGGGCAAGAAGGAAAATATACTTATGGTTTTGATTCAGATATAAGCGGATTAAAAGCACATATGGAAGCCAGATTTCCTTTTTTTGATGAAGGGGCTTTAATTGCTGCAAAAACTGATTTTATTCTAGAAGAGACAGGACAAGAGGCCGCTTTTAGAGAAAGAAATACCAAGTCAAAAATAGGAAAAGAAACTTTTGATTATTCGTTTGATTTACCCCAAGAACATATTGAGAAAATTTCGGGCGAGTTTGAAAGCAAAAATATAATCGCTGAAATGGAATTAGTAGAAGATGAAGATGGTAATAAAACATTTGAGCAAATAGGAGAAACAATGCCTATGCCCACCAGTCTTAATGAGGATTTAAATATCACAGTTATTGCAGCCGCACGAATGGATTTAAACAGAACAGATTTGATGAAACAAGAAGATATTGTTCAAGTAGGAGATAAATATTATTTTTATTCCTTTAAAGAAACATCAAGAGAAGTTAGAGTTAAGTTCCCATTTGACGGTAGTTCGGGAACACCCGAAGGATTCTTCATTGATAATGAAGAAGCCATTATGAGAATACTTAACAAATTTTTAGTTGTTCCCGATGCTGTCTTTTCTGTAAAATGTTATGCTACTATCAAAAATTCAAGAAAAACAGAGCAAACATATAAAGAGATGGCTCTTGGCGCAATTAAAAACATCGAAGACTTTGGCGGTAAGGGTTTAACTGAAGAACAAATTGAAGAACAATCCAAAAAGGCATTCAGCCATAAAACCAAAAGAAATAAAGATGGAAGCAAGATGTTTATTTCGGAAGAAGAATACAAAAATCTTAGCGAAGATGAAAAGAATGACTATAAATCTGAAATTTCAGTTTTTAACTTTGATGAACAAGAAGATGAAGAAGGTAGAATAAGCAGGAGATTTAAAACAAGAACTGCTGGGGATTTTGGTGCAGAAAAAGTCTCAATGGTGCCAATCCCAAAAGACAACTTAATTGAAGCCTTTAAAAATTCTATTGTTGTAGTAGAATTTGAAGTGACTAATCATGGTGAATTTAACTTAAGCGGTGCAAGAAGAAGCCAAAATAAACCAATGGCAAGTTATATCAATAAGTTGAAGAAAAATATTCGGGCTTTAAAGAAAATGATTGGTGCTTGAAATGGGTCAAACAATCTCGCCAAGCGATTTTACGGAAATTAACCCCGATTATTCTCAAGGTCGGGGCTTTTACACCAACGCTACCGAGGTTGCCAATCTCTTACAGGTTCCCGCTTTTTCAGCATCCACATACCCCACATTGGCTCAAATCGGGTCAATCATCAAAAGGGTGGAGGGTATCGTTGATGACAAGGTAAAGCGTTCATACCGACCAATTATCACCAAGGACGAGTACCATAACTTTGAATTTTCTCACCTTCCA